GTCTACCCACGAGTAAAATTTTTTCATTAACGGGGGGAGTTCGGAGAAAATTTCCTCCACCATTCATCAATATATTTCATCCATTCATCTTTATCTCTCTGCTCATCAGCCATCAGTCTTCTGATACATTCTTCTTTTGGTGTATCAATATATATTTCCCTGGCACTAAGCTCTCTGCATAATCGTTCTCGTTCTCCCTGGAAAGGATATCCACCAATTATATATGCATTGTCCCACTTGCCAGTTCTATACTTGACAGCCTGCAGTAGTGAATCCCTTATCTGGAACACTACTGCATTGAGTCTTTGAGGTTTGACAAAACGGCCACAGCCTGATACACACTGCCATATATTATCCATATCAACTATCAAGTCTCCTGGTTCCATGACTGACTCTACATAGCTGGTCTTACCGGAACAAGGAGATCCATACACTATGAACACTTCTCTCTTACTATGTCCGAACTTATCATGAATCTTGTTATGGCATCTATGATGTACTAAATCTATATTCAAAGGATTGAGACTTATCTCTGCATCATTTACATTCTCAGGAGTTAAATAAATCTTATGATGACCAATGCAGTCATACATTCTTACTATAGGTTTTCCACAATATGCACAGATAAGTTCTCCATCCTCATTCAGCCTTTCAGCTTTAATGATTCGGAGAAGCTTCTGCCACTCTTTTGATTTGTAGAATGTTGTTAGATCATACACTCTTCAGTCCTTCTCTCCAGCTATTTGGTCCTACTATTCCATCAATGACAAGACCATGAGCTTCCTGGAATATCTCAGTTGCTTTCTTTGTTTCGGCTCCATATACTCCATCCGGCTTTGCATCAACAATAATCTGCCATAATGCTACAGCCTTGCCTTTGCTTCCTGACTTGATCAGTGGCATATCATATTCCTCCTCAGTATCCTCAGTAGATTCCGCTCCACTATCTGCAGCATAACCTTCTGCAGATATATCTCTATTGCTGCTATTCAGATCTACATCACCAACTATTCCGGATACTCTTCCTGTATCAGTAAACTGCCAAATATCATAGCTGTTGCCTTTATCGTCATAACCATAAAGAGCAAACCACTTATAATATCCTTTGAGTCTGTTTGTATCTATGTAATTATCCTGATAATCCTGGTTACAGTAGTAACCTGCTTTATATCCCAGATCATCAATCTTATTGCAGAATGCAAGGTTGAGTTCTGTTATCTCCAGCTTCTGAAGATATACATGATTCTTCTTTGCATACTTCATGGAATCATATTCCCAGTCATAGAAGACTGGCATATTGATACTATCCTTATATGGCTCAATGAGGTCATTGCAATACTGAGCTTCCCTCTTGGCCATGTCTGTTGTGTAAGCATAACTGAACCAATAGATTCCAATCTTCAGTCCAGCTTCTATAGCTCCCTTGATATTCTCATGAAACTGTTTATCAACATTTCCTTTTCCATATCCGGCTCTTATAATTACAGCATCAACATTTCCTTTAACCTTGTTCCATTTGATAATTCCATTATGTTCAGATACATCTATAATCTTCATAGGCATCACCAATCCTGTTTATCAAATTTTTCTTTCTGAAACTCAAACTCTCTTTCCTTGATCAGCATCTCTCTTGGTTTGTCTGTCCAGTTATCCGGATCAAGATTCTTGAGGAGCTTATCTATTGCAATTACATTAGGAGGCTGAGTCTTTGTCTTTGTCTTCCTAATAGTTCCATCCTTCGGAGACTGTATAACTTCAACCTCATCATACTGAAAGCCTTGAGCAAGCTTCACCATTGTACTCATGAGATTTGCTACAAGCTTTCTCTTTCCAATCTCTAAAGCCTTCTCAAGTTCAGGATGTTCATTCTTATATTTCCTGAAGGTTGAATAGCTGATACCAAGAGTCTCAGCTATCTGTTCTTCAGTCATGGTTACTCTCCATTCTTTAATCTCTTTAAGATATGGTTTTACCTTCGTATCATATTGTCCTGGTCTTCCTTTTTTTCTTGCCACTAAGCATCATTCCTTTTGTTCTTGAGGTTAGCCAGTCTCAGCTTATCTATAGTCTCTTTCATATGTTTTACCATTCCATTTCCACCCAGAGCTGAATAAGCTTCATACATATCACTGAAGTTTTCATAGACTTCAGAAGGAATGGTCCCATCACCATTCCTCATATATTCTTCATGGATATTCATGAGTTCTACTCTCAGAAGTAGCATGATACCTTGCTGCATTGCTTTTTCTCTGGCTTCGCTCTCACTTTTTTTCTTTTCTTTCAGCTGCTTGTTATCTCTAATCAATCCAAGTATTCCAGCTAAGAGAACTCCTGAAGTTACAGACATTACTATGCTGATCACATAACTAATCATTATCCTCATCCTCCGGATCTGTTGTCTCCACCTCTGGAAGTCCTGCAAATGAAGTGCAGATTGAAGCAAGTGCAGCAACCAGAGCAACGCTTATAAGAGCAGGCCAGTTTATATCCTTGAATCCTGCTCCAACTACTATTCCAGCACCTAATGCCTGAAAGAAAGTTTTCAAGGCTCTTATTCCGGCAGCCTTCGCCCATTTCACAAAGTTATCTTTCATCTTACAGTACCTCCATATTAATTTTACATAATGACACATTTTTTCTTTAGTCTGCTTTTTTGCACATAAAAAGCGGAGACAGAATATAAACTCTGCCTCCGCATGAAAGGAAAGAAAGGTATAAAAAATGATAACAGTCTATAACATCTTCTTGTATATGATTCTGCATAACCTCTTCTTGTTTCTCAGGACTGTTGATATATCGCAGTTCATATCTTCAGCTACGCTTTCCAGCGTGTACCCATCCCTGTAGTACAATGTAATGATATTAAAGTACGGATCATAATCAAGTTCTTTCAATACTCTTTCCAGTTTTTTGTTCCTCTTGGAGCGGAAGTGAGACTTGAGAAGATCAGACATATCCTTCTCAGCCATCTTATCTGCATCCTTGAGTATCATTTGTCTCTTTGTTTCAGCAACTACTTTCCTTGCTGTGTCCTCAATTAACTTCTCAATTTCCTTGTCTGTCATTCCCCTTCTCCTCGGCTCTCGCGTGCGCGTGCGTTTGAGAGTGCTATTTATTGTCACTTTTATTTTTCTTCAAATCTGCAACCTGTTTCTTAATATGATTGTCACATATCATTCTCTTGTGGCACTCAGGACAGAACTCTGGGAGCGGTCTCTCATCATTGAGGAGCTGTTGCTTATGTCCACATTCAGAGCATCTCCAGTATTCAAACCAGCCATCATGCCAGGCTATCCATTTCATTATTCTCCTCCTGGATATTTGCCATATATTTTTGCAAAGTTCTTCTCATAGTCTTCCTGATCCATTTGTTCAATGAGAGCTGTGTTCACTTCATTTCTACACTTTTCAATATATTCAGACATGAGAGAAGTTATAAGTAACACAAGTCTTGTCTCCGGAGTCATCTTTTGGATCTCGCCTTCTGCATAATCTCTATAATCTGTATCTGATGCAATGATATTCTCATCTACCTTATAAACATCAAAACCTTCTGCCTTGAACTCAGCTGCATAAATATCTAGGTTATTAAAGAAATTATCAACTGCACATTCCGCTCCACTATCATATCCAGAAAGGAAGTTCTTATTCTCTTTATTATTCAATTCTTGATAATATGGATTCGGAGTTTCTTTCATTATTCCATTAACCGGAATTTGATTCCACTTCTCTCTTGCATTTTTAAACCATGTCATTTGGCGTTCACCTCCCTAGTTCTAAAATATTCACTAAGTGTCATTGCTCTTGTTCTCCTTTTTTTCAAAATGCTTAATAACATCTTTTAATAATTTTAGATATTCTAATTTATCCCAACCTTCTATTTCACAGACTGTCATATCAATCAAAATATCTCTATACAGATTATAGATGGTCTGATGTCTTGCAAGATTATTTAGGGCTATCCTGGTATCTTTATCTTCGGTTATCATAGTTTTTGATTGTTTCATAATCCAAATCAATCCCCTTAACTTTTGTCATTATATATTCAATCTTTTTCTCCTTCGAAATACACGGAGTTGATTCCAATAACCATTTAGCATATAGCATTGCTTGTCGTTCCGTAACTTCATGCCAATCCGTAAAGTTACTCCGCACTTTAATCATCATCCACCTCCACTTTTACATATCTACATTTTTTGGTCTTTCCGCAACGAAACAAATACATACAGGTTTTAATTGATTGTTTTGAAACTCCTAATTTTTCAGCGAGCTCCGTCAGCGAATCAGCAATTACTATTGGAAACTCATATATATCGTCCGTAACTTTTAGGTATAGAAACATTAGCTACCTCCGTGACTCCTCTTCCTAGATGTGCAATGAGAGCTATATTGTTTAGCGTGCTTCATATCTTCTTCTTTGGGAAATTGGAAAACCTTATCTTCACTCTTAATAGCAAGATACAAGGTTTCTAAAGCATATTTGCAACATTCATAATCAGAATACTTTGCAAGTTCACAACCAGAACGCGAAACCATGTTTGCTTTTATGCTATTTCTATCAGCCCCCATGAAAATATTTTCGACCTGCTCCATATTTATTAAATTAGTGCCATTTAGTGACATTACAAACATTCCCTTCATCAATCTCCTTTCTAGTGGCAGGACAAGCCTGCCACTCTTGTAATAGGTCAACAGTTACTATTTCCTGTGATATATGTCTCACTTGGAGATCTCTTCTAATTCCTTCCAGAGCTTATCCTTGCCATTCAGGAGCTGTTCATATTCATCCGGAATATAATAGTCATATGCTCTTTTGAGGAAGTCTATTACGCTCAGATACTTCTCACAGTTTCTCTCACTCGGCTTATGATCATAAGTTATGATAGCGTTTGAGAAGCAGCCATTGATAATTGTAATGAGCATCTGGGCATATACTGAAGGGCATCCGCTGTTCCAAGTATCAATGAATACAGCTT